TAAAGGTGCTTCTAACTGGAAATTGGAAATGGTTACGGAGATGCTAATCTCTGAAGGATATAATGATGATGAGATTGCTACTATATTAACGGAAGGTGTAGATGATGTTGGAGGACCTCTCAGTATAGGTGGTGTTCTTTCTGGTATTATGAAAGCAGGTAAATTTACTTACAATCTAGGTAAAAATACAAGAGGAATTGTTAATCGTGGTATAAGAGATACTAAATTAACGAAAGATATTTTTTCTACTGCTAAAAAATTAAGAAATCCTGATGGTGTATCAATAACAAAAAGTCCAAAGGCTAATGTACCAAGTAAAGGTGGTGGTTTAGTAAAATCCTTTAAGGGTTTTATACAAAATATTAAAGATGCTGGCAGTAATCTAGTAAATAGAACCAAAGGAAAATTAGATAGAATTAATGCTAAGAAAGCAGAAATTCAAACAACTGCAAAAGACGTAGATGTATTGGGTGGTGCTGCTACCAATCCAACTACTGCAGTTAAACCTATGAAGAATATTACACCTTCTTCTATTGGTGATAAAATAACTAATGCTACAGATAAGGTGAAGGTTGCTGGTGCTGGTGCTGCTGGTGCTGTTATTGGTTCTGCATCAAGCAAATTATCTCCAAGTAAAGTTGCAACAGGAACTGAACTAAAAGGAGATAAACCATTATCTACTTCCATTCGTGGTGATCAGAAAAAGAATACACCATCAGTAGAGAAAAAGGTTGAAGCACCTATAACTAATGATGGTAAAAAGGAAGTTAATCCTTCTAAGAATGAAAAAATAACAACTTCACAGAAAAAATCTGGTGGAAGACCATTTGATGCCGATAGAGGAAAAACTGTTGATAGAGTTTATAGAGCACAAATAGCACAGACAAGAAAACTTAAAGGTGATGCTGCTGCTGATAAACAAAGAAAGAAATTTATGACTAGACCTGTTACATCTTTAGAGATGGATGAAGGAATGGATAATATGGGTGGTCCTGCTGCTATTGGTGCAGTTTTAACTACAGCTCTTGGACTTGGTAAGACTGCTTATGATGGAATTAACAACTTGAAGAATACATTACAAAATAAACAAAATGAGAAGAAAAAGAAAATCAAAAATCTAACTCAATCTTATTCATGGAGAGATGAATTAAATCTACAGGAAATGGGTGCTTATCGTGGCGGTGGCACAATTATAGATCCAAGGTGGGTTAAATGAAAATATTATCTGCTGAAACAAATCTAGGATCTGCTACTAGTGTTAATAATTCGTCAGTATTAAGAGTCTTTAATAGTGACTCTTCTAATACTATGACTGTCACTAGAAAAACTGCAAATGGTGTTACTGTAGGAAGTTTTACAATACCTTCAGGTAAAGTTACTTATTGTCAAAAGGATTATACAGATACTATAGAAGGTGGAGCAAATCTTAAAGTATCACAGGTTGCTTTCTCACCTATGATGTCGTTTTCCTCATTTGGCGAAGCAGGTCCAACATATTCTTATTCAGTATCTGCTTCTAATGTAGATGAAGGTGGAAGTTTTACAACTACAATAACAACAACTCAAGTTGATGACGGAACAACTTTATATTGGGAATTGTCTGGAACTAATGTAACTTCTGCTGATTTCTCGTCAGGAGCATTAACAGGATCAGTTACTATATCAAGCAATTCTGCTAGTTTCTCTCATACCTTAGACAATGATGCTACTACTGAAAATGTAGAAATAATTTCTATAAAATTATATACAGATTCTGGTAGAAACACTCAAGTTGGTAATACTGCAACTGTTACTGTTGCGGATACTTCATTAACTCCTACATATAGTATTTCATTATCTACTACTAGTGCTGATGAGGGTGGTACAATTACAACTACTATTACAACTACTAATGTTGCTGATGGTACTCAGTTGTGGTGGCAATTATCAGGAACTGGTATAGCAGCAGGTGATTTCTCTTCTGGAGCATTAACAGGAAGTGTAACTATATCAAGCAATTCTGCTAGTTTCTCTCATACTATTGCTGAAGATAATACAACTGAAGGAGCAGAGACTTTAAATATTAAATTCTATTCAGATTCTGGGTATTCAACTCAAGTTGGTAGTACTGCAACTGCTACTATTAATGATACTTCTGTTACATCAACAACCACTTACTATAGTGTAGATTTTGATGGTAATGATAATTTAAGTTTCCCAATGAATAGTTCATCTATGAGCTGGGGAGCGAGTGAAAGTGTAACTCTTGAGTGTTGGTTTAAGATTGATAGTTTTGATTCAAATACTTGGCATAGTTTGTTTGGTAGATGGAAAGCTGGTGAGTATTGTTTCTTAATGGAAATAGGCACTAACGGTGAAACCCTCATGGCTATAGGAAATGGTAGTGGATATTACGCTAGTATTAGTGGATCATCTGGAGCAGTGCAAGCAGGTCAATGGTATCATTGTGCTGTTGTAAAGAATGGATCAAATGGAAAAATTTATCTTAATGGTAAAGAAGATTCTTCTACAAGCTCTTGGTCTCAAGCTTGTAATAATAATACAAGAGATGTTGTTATAGGAGATAATGCAGATGGTTTTGGATCATATGGAATAGATGGGCAGATTAGGGATGTGAGATTTGTAATTGGAACGGCAGTTTATACGAGTGATTTTATACCTCCTACAGAACCACTTACAAATATAACTAATACTAAATTATTATGTTGTCAATCTTCAACTATAACAGACTTTGAAGTTTTAAATAACGGTTCAGCTGCTGATACGATTACAGCATATGGTGATCCACAATCTTCAGAACAAAATCCATTTAATGGTGATTGGAGTTTAGCGTTGGATGGTAATGATGGATTTAGGACAGGAACTTCAAGTGATTTCTTACCTGGGTCTAGTGATTTTACTATAGAGATTTTTGTTAAATTTGATTCTTTAAGTGGTCTAGGAGTTATCATAGACAGTAGATCTAGTTCTACACAAAATACCATAATCTTAAGTAGAGACGCAAGTAATTACATTTATGGAGCAAATGTAGGTAGTAGTAATAATAGAGGTGGTCCAATGTATCATATTGTGAAAAGCACTACTCAAGTAACAACAGGAACTTGGTATCATATTGCATGGACTAGATCTGGTAGTTCTAATAAATTATTCATTAATGGTATTTTAGAAGATACATACACTGATGGCAATAATTACAATGGTGGTCCTGGTTACTTTGAAATTGGTGGAGCTGTTCATCAAACTAATTACTATACAACAGGTAAATTATCTAATTTTAGATTCACTAAAGGACAAGCACTTTATACCTCAAGTTTTACTACACCAACAGGACCACTTACAACAACAAGTCAAGGTGCTACCGCAAGTAATGTTAAGTTCTTAGGATTCAATAAACCCATTTATGAACATTGGGATGCCAACTCTTCTGGATCATTTAACACATTTACTGGCAATCCTGTAATGGTTAAGGATGATCCATTTGATCTTAGTGCTGCATATTTGTATTCTGCAGATTTTACTGGAAACGGTTTCTTAAGTATGTCAGCAAGTCCCGATTATAATGTTGGAACTGATAACTTTACTATTGAGATGTGGGTTAAAGGAACTAGTACTTCTTCTCAAGGATCACCTTCTTATATAAGAATGTACCAAACAGATAACCCTAGCACAACTTATAATGCTAATAATAGCAATCAAATATTACAAGTAACAATGCAACCAGGAAGTGGTTATCTTAATACTTGGTCTATGGGTTCTGGTAGCGGTGCTTCTGTGAATATACTTGGTAGTACTAATATAATGGATGGTAATTGGAATCATGTAGCAACTGTAAGAAATGGAAGTACTATTACACAATATGTGAATGGAACTGCAGAAGGTTCAGCTAATGTAGGCAGTGCTACATTTGATAATAATGGTTCTACAGGTAATAGACCAAGAGTAGGTGCTAATAATACTAGTAGTGGTAATGCTACTATGAAAATAAGTAATGTTAGACTTACTGTAGGAACTGCCTTATATACTGCTAATTTCTCAGTTCCCACTGCTCATTTTGATGGATCAAGTGGAGCACTAGTTATGTGTAATAGGTCTAGTGTGACAAATGCAACAAAAGCACATAGTGGATATAGTATTACAAAAACAAATACTGTTGCTTCTTCTACTGAGAGTCCATTCTCATAAATAATCATATAGTGTAAGTAAGAGTAATGTCAAGAACTTTGATTAAAGGTGCTGAAGCAGCATGTGCCACATCAACAGGAGCAGCAAGTACATTTAATAGTGCTACGCTTGTTCGTTTGATTAATACTGACTCAAGTGCTCACTTAGTAACACTTGTAGAAGAAGCAAGCGGAACGGTTGTTGGTTCGTTTACTATGCCAGCAGGTTCAGTTGAGTTTTTAGAGAAAGTAAGCACATATGCCATATTTGCTGCTAATGCTGGAGTAAAGGGAGCAGCAGCAGGATTTACTGATTAGTAAGTTTTTTATTTGTTATGTCACAAGAAGTATACTTAGGTAATCCCAACCTAAAGAAGGCGAATACCCCTATAGAATTCTCGAAAGATAATATTCGGGAATTTTTAAAGTGTAAAGAAGACCCAATATATTTTACTAGGAATTATATAAAGATTGTTTCTCTTGATGAGGGATTAGTACCTTTTAATATGTACGACTTCCAAGAGAAGTTAATTGATAGATTTCATAAGAATAGATTTAATATCTGTAAGATGCCTCGTCAGACAGGTAAATCTACTACTTGTATATCATATCTTCTACACTATGCAGTTTTCAACGATAATGTCAATATTGCTGTTCTGGCGAACAAAGCGTCCACGGCTAGAGATCTACTTGGCAGATTGCAACTTGCATATGAAAATCTACCTCGGTGGATGCAACAAGGTATAATATCTTGGAATAAAGGTTCTCTGGAGTTAGAAAATGGATCTAAAATTTCGGCAAACTCTACTTCTTCCTCTGCTGTTCGTGGTGGATCTTATAATGTCATATTTCTGGATGAGTTCGCATTCATCCCGAATCACATTGCTGATGATTTCTTTGCTTCCGTTTATCCAACTATTACTTCTGGACAAAGTACTAAAGTAATTATTGTTTCAACCCCACGGGGTATGAATCATTTCTATCGTATGTGGCACGATAGTGAAAGAGGAAAGAGTGAGTATGTAGCAACTGATGTTCACTGGAGTGAAGTTCCTGGTAGAGATGCTGTTTGGAAAGAACAGACTATTGCAAACACATCAGAACAACAGTTTAAGATTGAGTTTGAGTGTGAGTTCTTAGGATCTGTTAATACACTTATCAATCCAGCAAAACTTAAGAACTTAGTATTTGAACCACCAAGGACTAGAAATGCTGGTCTTGATATTTACGAAATACCAGTTCCTGAACATAATTACATAATCACAGTTGACGTTGCCAGAGGATTAGGCAATGACTATTCTGCATTTATAGTTTTTGATACTACAGAGTTTCCTTATAGGGTAGTTGCTAAGTATAGGAATAATGAAATTAAACCTATGCTATTTCCTAACATTATACATGATGTAGCAAAGGGATATAATCAAGCATATCTATTAATAGAAGTAAATGATATAGGAGATCAGGTTGCAAGTATTCTTCAGTATGATCTTGAATATGAGAATGTCTTAATGGCATCTATGAGAGGTAGAGCAGGTCAAATAGTTGGACAAGGTTTCTCTGGTAAGAAAACTCAACTTGGTGTCAGAATGACATCTGCAGTTAAGAAGTTGGGATGCTCCAATCTTAAGACGATGATGGAGGATGATAAACTTCTTACTTGTGATTATGAGATTATTTCAGAATTAACAACTTTTGCCCAAAAGCATCAATCATTTGAAGCAGAAGAGGGGTGTAATGATGACCTTGCTATGTGTCTTGTTATATTTGCGTGGTTAGTTGCACAGGATTACTTTAAAGAGATGTCAGATAATGACATCCGTAAGAGAATATACGAAGAACAGAAGAATCAAATAGAGCAAGATATGGCTCCATTTGGTTTTATTGCTGATGGGTTAGATGATACAAGTTTTGTAGATAAAGATGGAGATACTTGGCATTTAGATGAGTATGGAGATCGTTCGTACATGTGGGACTACATGTAAATAGGTATAATCATAAATATTTTTAGCATAATCTGAGATTCGGAGAATAAAAGATGCCTCTAAATTTAGCATCTCCTGGTATTGTAATAAGAGAGGTTGACCTAACGATTGGGAGAGTAGATCCTACGAGTGGATCTATTGGAGCGTTGGTCGCACCGTTTGCG